CAGAAAACGACGCCCCCCCCCCCCCCCGAGCGGGGGGTGGAGATGGGGGCGTTCGCTTTAGATGGCCGGGCTGTCTATGGAGCCCTCCGGCTCTTGCGGCACATTGAAGTTGACGGCTTTGGCCGCCTCAAAGGTGATGCCGCCCTCGCTGTGGTCCGACTTGCACAGGCTCAGATAGGCCGTGCAGATCACACCGTGAGCGGCCCAGGGCAGGCCCACCATGCCCCCAATCCAGGGCAACGCACCAGTGTAGCCCTTATAAACACAGTAAAAAGCCAATAAGAAACCGCCGAGCGTCACGATCCACAGCAGCGGACGGATGTCGGCGATCATCCACTTTGAGAACTGAGACATATCCGGCTTCTTCCGGCTCTTGCCTCCGGCCAGGCGCTTCCCGCCGCCCATCACACGAGACCGTGCTGCTGGGCGTAACGGTAAAAGAGTTGGGCGGCCTGCTCACGGGTCAGGAAGTCCTCCCACATCATGTTCGGATCTCCGTTGTCGGTGGTGCCATTCCCGGCGAACAGGCCCACAGAAACCGCCCACTCACGGGCCTCCCGGCTCCAGGTTCCGCTGTCGTTGTCCCGGAGCTTATTCCGATATTCGGCCATAGCCGTCAAAAACATTTCGTTGAACTTGGTCTGGTCCATATCATCGTCCTCCTCTGCCTTGCTTGCATAGTCGGGGAGGCAGTATCCCCGGATATATCGGCCATTCACGGCCAGCGTCCGCCGGGCTACTGCCTCCCCCTTGTTCCCTTCAATGATGGTGATGGTGTTGCCCACCACCTTCTCTACGATGCCAACATGGTCAGCCCCGCCGGTGTTGTCACCCTTGCCGGAGTCCTGCCAGTCGTACATGATGATGTCGCCGGCCTCCGGCCGGTAGGCATCGTTCTCCTCCCAGCGACCGGCGGCCTGATAGAGCTCGATCATCTTCCCGCAGCCGCACTCCCCCAGGATGATGTCGTGGAGCCCGGCCTGGATGCCGGCGGCGGTGACGCAGGTGGCGCACCACTCATCGTCGTACTGTACCGGGTAGCCCCTGGGAAGAGGGTCCTGGGTGTTGTAAAGGTCGATGATGGCCCTGTACTTTCCGTTGGTCTCACTCCAACCCAGCCAGCCCCGCATGACCTCTACAACTTTATTCCGCAGTTCCAGCTCCGTCGCCATCATCGTCACCTCCTTCGGTCTCCGGGTTTGTTACGCTCCCCTCTGTCGGCTCCTCATCTGCGGGCGGGTTCACAATCTTGGTCATATCGCAAAGGGCGTCAATCATTTTGGACAGCGCCTCGGTGTCCACGGGGTAATTAACATACTCGGCCGAAGTCTGCACCATCGCCATGACCCACTCCTTCCGGGTGGCGCCGTCGGTGAACTTCTCCTCGGCCTCTTCCATCAGGTCTACGACCAGCCCCAGCAAATGGGGCCAGTTCTTCTCCTGGACGGCCTCCTTCACGGCCTGATACAGCTTCACCGCAAGCGGGATGCAAGCCGCAAGGCCGGTCAGGATAGCCACAATGATGCTTACGATCTGGTTTACGTCCATGTTCTACACTCCTTCACAGAAAATCGTTCTTCTCCAGCCGCTCCGCATAAATCTCTTGGATGCGGGCGCTGGTCAAGACCGTCATGTTGTTCTTGAAGTTCGGATGGGCGGCGCAGTACCGCTCATACTCGGTGATGTCGGTCAGGATCTGGTCGAAGTGGTCCTTGCTGTGCAGGACGCCATGCAGGGTCTCGTCTCCAAAGTGGAGAATGCGGACCCGGCAGGCGACGGCCGCCCGCTCATCCGCATCCTGCTTCATCTTGGTGATGTCCTTCTCCAGCCGGTCCACTTTCTCCAGGACCTCCCCGTTGATGGCCCGGCCGAACTTCCTTGCCAGCCAGGACCACGGATTGAGCTTGACGGGGGCGATTTGAACGAGGGACATTACCACCAGGAGCACCCCGCCCCCGCCCAAAACAATCTCTTGGATGCTCATGCTTTCCTCCAGTGTTCGTTTTGGTGAAGGGGGAGCGGATCTCTCCGCTCCCCCCAGCGAGGTCACACCTTGACCTCCAGGTCGACTAGAAGCTGACGCACGTCCTCACGGATGAGGCTGGGCACCTGCTCCAAGGTCTTCACGCCCTTCACGATCAGGGTGGCATAGACAACGGCCATGACTTTCACCTCCTTCCACAGAAGAATTTTCAGCAGCCACTCACGAAGGAAGCTCATTCGTCTACCTCCGCAAGCAGCGCCTCGACCTCGGCCCGGAGATGGGCCGGAACGTCGTCAATGGTCTTGACCCCCTTCAGGATGAGGTCTGCGTACACTCTCGCCATAGGTCACACCCCCTCTTCACTGGCAGCAAGGATCTGTTCATACACTTCGCACAGGGCGACCTGGGTGCTGGTCATCTGGGCCTCCAGCGAAGTCACCTTCTGCTGAAGCGCCTCGTTCTCGGCCTGGAGTTCCTTCTTGGACTTCTGCTTCCGGAGCTCGGCCACGCTGTCCTTTCTCCACTTCAATGCCATTACTGGAACCCTCCCTGAATAGAACTGATGTACCCGCCGATACCGCTGGCCCCACGGGAGGCGGTCACCTTGAAGTTGAACGCAAAGCCGTTGGTGGCCGTATCGTTCTCGAACAGGTAGTTGCTCCCGTTCTTCACCTCCGTGGTGGCGTCCTCCCAGACCGGCTCGGCATCCTTGGCGTTGTTGGTCAGGAGCACCTGGTAGTTGGCATCCGCCGGGATGTCTCCGCTAACGGACAGCGCCGCTATGGTGATCTGTGCATCAGCCTCCATGGGCGTCTCCAGCGTGATGGAACAGGCCGTGACCGACTTCGTGAAGAGCAAGGTGTACTCCGAGCTCTTCCCGCCGGTGTCCTGAGCCTTCATCTTCATGGTGTGCTGGCCGTTCAGGAGCTGCTGGAAGTAGGTGCCCGTCACCTGGAACTGGTTCGTGGCCTCCAGCGTGGCCTCAAAGGTCCGTTTGGTGGTGCCGTCCATGCTCTCCGTCACAGTAACGGCGTCCCCGTCTTCGTCGTCCACTGAATAGCTGACGCTGAAGCCGGAGCTCTTCGTGCCCAGGTCCGTACCACTGGCCTGGTCGCAGGTGATGATCGGCGCCGTGTTGTTATCCACGGTTCGGGTCTCGCTGGTGGTGTAGGCGCTCTCGGCATCGTAAGTGTCATACGCCTTCACCCGGTACTGCACCGTGGTCCAGCCCTTCGTGATGGTGTCCTGGAAGGTCAGGGCGTTCCCCTTGAACACCTGTGTCCAGGAGCCAGAGGCCACCCGCCGCTCCAGAGTGTACCCGACCAAGTTCCCCTCCGAGTCGGAGCTGGCCGCCCAGGTGATAGTCAGTTTCTCGCCGCCGATTACCGTCAGCGGGACCGTGATGCTGGCCGGGGCGCTCGGGGCGGTGTTGTTGATGACCGTTACCTGGTTGCTGGTCTTATACCCTGACTCCAGACCTTCCGTGTCGTAGGCTTTCACCCGGTACATCACGCTCTGCGTTCCAAACGCCACATTATCGGTGGTCTGGAGTGCCGAGCCCTGGTAGATCTGGCTCCAGCTACTTCCGCCGTTGGTACTCTTCTCCACCTTGTACCCGGCGAGGTTACCCTGGGCATCGGAGCTGGCCCCCCACTTCACTGTGATGGTGCTTCCGCCGGAGATGCTGCTGGGGATTGTGATGCTGCTGGGCGTGGTCGGGGCCGTATTCGTCGTAATGGAGCCATCATCAGAGACCAAGAGTGTAGAGGGCAATATCAAAGCGGGGCGGACGCCGAGGGAGTTGTTGGCGTGCCAGCTGCCGTAGCTGCCATTGGAGTTCGCGATCCACACGCCGTAGGCGTAGTAGGTGTTCGGGGAGCGGAGCCACCAGTGGACAGGGGTGCCGTTCAGCTTTGCAATACGCTTTGCGTCTGTCGAAGCTGTCCCTTGGAAGTAGGACAGAACGGCGCCATCCACCGGAAAGTACGGGTTAGTGCTAGTAGTCCATCCCACCTCGTAGCCGGACAGCAAGAATACCTTGCAGCTCAGGCCGTTTGCCCCGGTCTGGTCGGAGCCGCCGGAGCCACCATTCTTTCGGTACGGGATCTTCACCTGCTTGATGGCGTTGCGGATGTCCTCATCGTAGCGGGTAATCCAGGTAATCAGATAAGCATGGATGTCCGAGTACTCCAGCTTGTTCACATCCCCGTCATCCCAGACACGGTTCTCAGCGATGTCCTGCCGCAAGAGCCAGGTGCCGTTGCAGCTCTCATCGTAGATACTGGAGGGCTTGCCCTGGTGGACCACAATGTAGTTCACGGCTACGCCGCTTTCCTTCAGCTTCACGATGGAGCCGATCGCTTTTGTGCCAAGTGCGACACTTGCCATAGAAAAACCTCCTTGCGCAAAAATCACCACGGCGGATCTCCGTCGTGGTGTGGGGGTGCCGCTTCGAGGGCGGCCTTCTGAGAGGCTTTCCGCCTCTTCTTGTACTCCAGCATGGCCTTCTGGGTCTTTGACAGCCTGATAGGGGCGTGGCACCGAAGCTGGGTGCCGATGATTTCCGAGACCTGAGCGCCGATCTCCCGCCGGAGTGTGTAGGTGTTGCCGTGGGCCGCATGAGCGTCCCAGGCGGTCCAGCTATCCAGGATTTCCTTCTTCGTGACCTTGCCGGCCGGGTAGTCCTTCTTCCATCCCCTGATTTTGGCCTTCATCCGCTTGACGGATGAGTGGCGGAGCTTTCGGATGATTTGGCCGCTCTCCGTGATGTAGGTGTGAAACCCTAAAAAGTCTACCCCGTGTCTCAGGGGAAAAATGTTGGTCTTCTCGTTGAGCTCCAGGTGGAGCCCGGCAAGAAAAGTCTCAATTTCCTTCTGGCAATATCTCAGGTACTCCTTGTCTGGATGGATGAGAAGGAAGTCATCCATGTACCTGACGTAATACTTTATCCGAAGGCGCTCCTTCACGAAATGGTCAAATTCATCCAGGAACAGCAGGGCCAGGAGCTGGGATGTCTGGTAGCCGAGAGGAAGCCCATCTGCACTCGTATCTATGTAAATGCACATGAGCCGGAAAATGCGGTCATCTACCACCTTCTTTCGTAGTTTCTGCTTCAGCAAGTCGTGGTTTATGCTGGCGAAAAAGTGCCGAACATCGCACTTCAGGACCCAGCCATCGGTGGTCTTGTTCTTGTGCCAGTAGTCGGTCATGAAGCCCTTCAGCAAATCCAGGCCGTAGTGCATCCCTTTGTCAATCTGGGAAGCGCAGTTGGCCGGGATGAAGCTGTGGGTGATCGCTTCATAGAGCGTGTTATCAACCAGGGCGTGCTGGACCACCTTATCGACGAAGGCCGGGGCCTGGACCAGCCGCTTCTTCGGCTCATAGACGAAGAAGGTCTCAAACTTTCCGGGCTGGTAGGTATTGGTGTTCAGGATATAGGCCAGACGCTCCGTGAGCATGAGAGCGTTGGCCTCATACTGTGCGGCGCTCACTTTCTTCCGCTTGCCTTTTCTGGCCGCAAGGTAAGCCCGGTATAGCACCTCGAAGGTGCAGATCTCTTCAAAGGTCTTCTGCATGGGCATAAAACAAGAGCGGCCCCGTCTTAAAGCAGCGGCCACTCTCTCCTTCTCAACGCCGTGACGGTGTTCTGCCAGACGGCACCGTGCAATCAGCCGGGCATCCCGTGGGACACCCGGCATCGGCGTAATGTATTTATCCGCACCCTCCCGGGAGGGGTTGGATAGGATATGGCCCCCTTTGATGATGGAAACTCTGCTTTCGGCCGGGCCTACTCGAACTCGTTATTCCATCAGAGCGGGGCGGACGCCGAGGGAGTTGTTGGCGTTCCAGTTGTTGTAGTTGCCATTGGAGTTCACGTTCCACACGTTGTTGGTGTTGTTGGTGTTCGGGGAGCGGAGCCACCAGTAGGTGGCGCGACGGGCCATACCCTAATACCAGGCGGGTGCCCCCGCCGAGTATCCTATCGTCTGCCCAGGGCACGGGCCACAGCCCCAGCGATGATGCTGGCCTGGAGCTCATAGTCCCTGGTTTCTTCCTGACGCCGGAGGGTCTTTGCCCTCTCGGTGTCCTTCTTCTTCCATGCGAGGGTCATGTACTTTACGTCCGTGATGAGCTTGGTCCAGTGACCCATTCTCTTCACGCTGATATATCCGAGGGCTTGGCTGATCTCCACCAGCTTCAGGAGCAGATTGCAGTCGTTCAGGGCGGCGTGGATGAGGTCCAGCCGCCGGTCGTACTCCGTCTGGAAGGAGCAGTCGTTTGCGGCGTGGACGTTCTTGACGATGGACACGGCAGTCTCCCGGACCGTTTTGATGTAGGTGTGCAGGGCGCTCTTCGGGAATCCCTGCCGGCTGTTGGCCTTTTCGAGCCGGTCCAAATATTGGGCCAGAATATCGTCACGGGCCTCCGGCGGGAGGCTCTTGATGGCGCCCAGCATCTTGATGACCTCACTGATCTCCAGGGTCTTATCCCCGATGGGCTTGGTAACGACGAAGGAATAGGCCAGCAGGTCCTTGGTCTTATTGCCCAGGACATATTCCTTCTCAGGCATGGCGGCGGCACCTCCTATCCAGGCAGGGCCTGCGGGCGGCCTCCAAATCCTCCGGGTCTCCTCGGAAAATACAGTAGTCCCGGATGACCACAAGTACCGCTTCCCGGCCCGCCGGAGTGCAGCCGCATAGAGTTAGGCCCGCCGCATGGGGTATATCGCACGGAGGCTTTAGCTCTGCAAACAGGTTCCCCACCAGGCATGACAGCTCTTCCGGCTTTACAGAAATAACCTGCTCCATCAAAACTCAATCCTCGCTTGCGCCTTGTTGTGGACGCCCTCCACCGTCACCCCGTCCAGGGTCCCGAAGGTCACACTAAAGGGGTTGCCAGTCACATCCGTGTTATACAGAAGCTCCAGCAGGGTCAGCCGGGCATCAATGCCGTTTATCTCGGTATGGATGGCCGGATGAGCTTCGGCGTTGGCGTTGTGCTGGTCAATGAGGCCCTGGGCCGACACCAGGAACTGGGGCAGAATGGTGGTCATGCAGAACTGCTCCACGTCATCTGCGGTCATGAAGGCCATGGCCGGGTAGCTGATGACCACCTCGACATCTGCGCTCACCTTCAGGGAGACCGGGTAACGGCGGACATCAATGGCACCGTCGTTGTAGGCGCTCACCCACTGGGGAAAGTCGCCCAGGGTCCCGTAGTAAATCATGACCTCCTCATCGCCATCCATGGCAAAGATGCCGAACTCATTCAGCCAGAAGCCAGTGTCCAAGCCACCATTCAGGTCCGAACGGTACTCAACGACCATATCTACCTGTTCACCATTCCTGAGCGGGGTCGTGGAAGTGGCCTGAGCCACCGGCGCAACCAGGTCTTCCAGGGTGGCAAGGGCTTCCTGACTCTCAGGCTTCCCGCTGCCCACCATGACCCGGCTGATCTCCAGAGTCTCACCGGCCAGGAGCCCAGCAATCAGGGTCCTACCGGCGCTTGGGATAAAAAAGCCATACTCTGCCATGTTCAATTTCCTCCTTCTTCGATTTGGATTTCCGGTAATTTGGTTTGCATGGCGGACCACATCACCGGCACTAAGGGAACGGCCGCCTTCAGGTTGTAGTCGATTTCAAGCTCCGGGAGCTGGGTTGTCATGGCGCCCCGGAAGACCGCTCCGCCCACCCAGAGCATCGCCGCCATGGGCGGGGTCTCCGTGGTAGCCGTCAACTTCAGGTCCACCCCTCCGGGGCGGATAATGGGCATCTCCAGCAGGTCCCGTGGGTTCGTGGACGGATCCAGCGGCGGGGTTGACAGGATGATGGTGGCTGGCACCTTCGGGTCAGTGCGGTAATAAACCGGGGTTTTGTCCCAGAACATCTTGATGCCCTTCATGATGGACCAGTAGGTGCAGTCGTTGGTGTTCAGCAGGATTTTCCACTTGATGAGTTTCCTATACAGGTCATCATCCAGCACTTCCCCTTCGTAAGACTGCTCGACCATGACACGGGCGTCATAGCGGGAGAGCACCACGATCTCCCCGATGAGGTCAAGCTGGGCCCCGGTGCAGAGGTCCAGGTCCAGCAGGTTCAGCAGGGACACCAGGAAGTCATAGACCTCCTGGAGCTGCCGGGCATAGGCAGCGACGATGGCGCCGATGTTCTTCTTGCCCCTGAACTGCTCCAAGAGGTCAGCAATCATCTTTTCCTGGTAGTTGAACTCATCCATCCAGCGCCACCTCAATTCTGGCGGAGCTGGTCACGGCCCGCTCACGCTGGGAGACCTCCACGCTCTTGTCCGGGTAGCTGGATGGCTTCCCTTCCGAAGACGATGTGGTCTGATAGACCGAGATGTCGATATAGCTGACGCCGGGGACCTGGGCATAGATGTCCTTCAGGAACTGCTGGGGGACCACATCTTCCCCGGTCCCGATTTCCTCCATAGCCTTCGTGATGGCGGTCTCCACCAGCTCCGCATAGTTGGAGGGCACCAGGCTGGCCCTGGATATGGTCAACGTGACCTTGAACCAGACGTAGATGTACGTCGGCCGGTTGAAGCAAACCTCGATGGCATCATCGTCCTCCCCCGGCACGTCCACCGAGACGGAGCCGTAGGTGGTGATGCCTCCGGCCACCGTCGCTAAAATCTGCTCTGCGATGTCGCTGTTGCTGCCGCCGTCCACCACAGCCTCAATGCTGTGCGGGGGCCGCCCTGCATCATCCGTCTTATTGGTCCGGTTCTCATAGACCTCGGCGGCGGTGACGCCCTGGCAGTTGGTGAGGATGGCGGAGCGTATGCTGTCCGTCATCCTGGATGAGCGATTGAAAATCTTATCCACATAGCTCTTGCGGAGCTCCACATCAGTCTCCAGCAGGCGGCCGGCGATGTAGCCGCACAGGTTGACGCAGCTCAGGAAGCCGGTGGGAGCCGTGACGATCTTGGTGATAGCCCCGTTGGGGAGAGTGACCTCCCCGACCTCTTCACTGGCGAAGTTGATGATGGCGGTCACGCTATGCGTGGTGAGGTTGTCGGTCAGCAGCATGGCGTTCTCCGACTCCACATCTGCGGCCTCAATGACCAGCAGGCCATTCTCACTGTCGAGGGAGGCCGTGAACGCCTTCAGCTCATCGGCATTGATGAGGTCCCCTATTTCGCCCAGAACTTCCCCAGGTCCGTCGCTTTGCTTGCAGGTGTAGGAGTATAGGCTTCCGTTCAAAGCAACCGTGTAGGCTTCCCCAGCCTGCAAGGAGACCACCTTTACCTTGGCCCTGTTGAAAGCGGACCTAGAGATGGTCTTCTGCTCGGATGACAGGAACTTGACGGCCGGGTTGGTGTCGGACTCAATCAGGGTGTTGGCGTCCAGCGTGATGCCCTCCGTACATTCACAGTGAATGGGATAGTAGGTGCTCCTGGGGGACTCCCGGCTCGTGCCCCCAAACTGGACAGCGTTGTCCAGGGCCACCCCCTCCGCCGACATCGGGGACAGGCTGTGATAAATCTCGGCGCCCAGCTCCCAGAGCTCCGCAATCTTATCCGCCATGCTGGTGTTCAGCACGTTCAGGAAGGACCGGGTGTTGGAGCCCACCTGCACCCCCAGCCCCTCGGACTGGTCGGCGTTGATTTCGGCCAGGATGGTGTCGAACCGCTTGATGTTGACGCCGCTGTCTGTAATTCCGTATTCAGACACTTACCAGCACCTCCTCGTTGAAGATTTCGCCGTCGGCGGTGCCCTCAAAGGTGATGGCCGCCACCCGGCTCTTGGCGTCGATGGAGATTTCCAGGTTCTTCAGGTCGGTCATGCCATCGACGGCCATGATTTCCGTTCTGATAATCTGCTTGATGCCCTCGATGTCTGGCTTCTTCACCATGATGCGGTCAAAGTATGGGACCCCGGCCTCTGGTGAGAAACGCCATTCTCCGAACAGCCACCGGAGGCGGATCTCTACCGCCTGGCGGACCGACTGAGTGAGCATGACATCCCCGGCATCGCTGATTTCCAGGTCCCCGGAGCGGTCCAGCTTCAAATCGTACATAGCTCATCCCCCTATGAAAACGTCGGAGCTGCCGGATGCCACCGCCCCGGCACCGCTGTGTGCGGCCAGGGTGTCTCCCATCCTGGCGGCTGGCTTCCCGTTGATGTTGACGGATCCGCTCCCGGCGGCCACCGCCCCCTGGGAACTCCCGCAACAGCCGTCCGTCTCCGTTGTGACGCTCCCGACGGTAGCCGCCGGCCGGCCGTTGATGAACACGTTCCCGGCGCAGCCCCCGCTTATCTGACCTCCAAACCGCCCCGGGCCGCGCGGAGGGACGGGG